CTGCCAGCCGTACTATTTTAAGCGTACAGGCGCAGCCCGTGGGGATTATCGGCCAGGAGAGGTCCTGGCCATCGCAATCACCAAACTAGAACGCATAGCTTTGTGTCAGACCAAATCAGGCCCGGTGCGCTTCTTCACCGGGCCTATCCTCCGAGTTACTCCATGAGAGAACCACGGCGCGGCCTGCCTGTATTCAAGCCTCCTATCATTGAATAATCTATTGCCATTGTGACTCGTGATTGAGATTGCAGGCCCGCCGGTGCTAATTACTTGATTTCAAGGAATGATGATATGTGCCCAAGTGTTCTATTTGCTTCAGTAAGCATAGAGAGAAAATCGATATCGCATTAACTCAAGGCGAATCAGAGCGAAGCATTGCGAAGCGTTTTAAGGTCGGTGCTTCGGCAGTACATCGACATAGAGCAGACGGGCATATTTGCCAAGTCATAGAGTCTGCTGCAATCGAAAAGCAGACCAAAATCGGCCTGAATGTGGCCGGGTGCGCCCAAGAGATCTATGATATCTGCCTCCGGGCAGCAAAAAAGGCCGAAACTCACGACCTCCGGGCGCTCGGGTCTTGCATTGCCCCGGCGGTGAAAGTCTTGGAGATCCTATCGAAGGGCAATCCAGATAAGCCAGACGGCGAAAAGAAAGATAGCGGATTTATGGCAGGATATATGAGCCGAGCGAGTAAAGTCTATGCAGAAACAGAAAGCCCGCCACCTCAATAAACCGGCGTTCTCTTGGAAGCCACCAAGCCCTAAACAAGAACAGATCCTATATTGGTGGACTCCATCAAGCCCCTTCAAAGATCTAGCATATTTCCAGGCGGAGGGATCAGTAAGGTGCGGCAAAACAGTCCTGGCGGATTTCAGCTTCGTGAACTGGGCATCTTATACCTACGATCAAGAGGAATTTGCGCTCTGCTCCAAAACCATCGGAACGGCGATAAGGAATCAAGTTCGTCCGCTCATGAAAGTGCTCTCTGTAGAGCCATCTTATCAAGTACAGTTCAGGCGAGGCCGGGAAGAAGGATCTCACCTAACGATTTATAATACGGACAATGATCACGAAAATATATTCTGGATTTATGGCGGAAAGGATGAAGCCAGTCAAGATTTGATCCAGGGCAAGACTCTAGCGGGCATTTTGTTTGATGAGCCGCCATTAATGCCCCAGAGCTTCATTAATCAGGGGCTCGCCCGCCTTTCAGTGGAAGGCGCTAAGGCGTGGTTCCTTAATAATCCAGAAAATCCTAATCATCCTCTGTATATTGAAACTACCGATCCACTAACCAAAGACGGCAAGCTCTATTTCCTTCATTTAGTGATGGATGATAACCCATCGCTTTCTGAAGAAGCCAAGAACAGGATAAAGTCTCAGTGGCCTATCGGATCTGTCTATCATAAGCGATATGTGCTCGGATTGCGGGCGGCTGCCGAGGGCCGGGTCTTTCCGTTCTTCGAGGAAGATCCTGCTGCCGGCTATGTGGTCGACAAACTTCCAGACCATTTTACCATGTTCCTGGCCGGGCTCGATTATGGCATAAGCAATCCCTTCGTAGCCCAGCTCTGGGGGCTCTCGGGCGGCGTGTGGTACTGCATCAAAGACTTTGAATGGGATTCTCTAAAGAGACAAAAGCAAAAGACAAACCCTGAGTACATCGAGGACCTGGCAAGGCTCTGCTACTGGAATGATAAGCCGATCCAGCCCCTAAAGTTCCTGATCCCTCCGGAAGAGCCGGGATTCCAGAGAGAAGCCAAGCAGTCCAAGCATTTTCAGCTCTATAATATCCGGGATGCCGAGAACGCAATCATGCCCGGCATCGAGGACCTGACGACGCTTCTCTCTCTGCGCCGGCTGAAGATCTACCAGAAATGTGAATCGACTATACACGGCTTTGCTAATCTCCTATGGGATGAGAAGAAGCAAGCCCAGGGCATAGACATGTATATCAAAGGCGGATCTGGTGCGCCGGATCATGCCACAGACTGCTCCCGATACATAGGCAGGGAAGCCGCCAAGCAACTTAGACAGATGAGGATAATAACGTGATCAAAGATCTTGAGGCCGTCCTGCAGATAGGCAAGCCCTGGCCCCCTACATCCGAACTCCCGCGGCTCAAGACCTATGAAGAGAATGAAGCCCTCTTCATGGGACAGCACACAAAAGTCTTTCAGGTCTTGCTGAACCTCTTCAGCTCCCATACTGCGGAATATAATAAGCTCATCATAGTTCTCAATTGGCATAAGCGGCTGTCTACTCTCTGGGCCGATTTTCTTTTTGGCGAGCAGCCCAAAGCCACAGTTTCCGAGGATCCCGAAAGCAAAGAGCAGATTTACCTAGACGATTTTGTAGCCAGGAATAGATATTGGCTCCTGCAGCACACCCGCCAGATCGATGTTTCCAGGTTTGGCCATGGCATAATTGAGGGATATTATGAGGACGGATGTAGGCTCCAGGTAGTTCACCCATCCAAGTATTTCCCCCTCGAGGATAGCTTCGGGCGAGTCGTTGCCCATATGATCGCCTGGCTGGATGAGTCCAAGATAACAGATCATATCATAGAGAGGCGGCTATTCTGCCGTATCCATCGGCCTGGTGAAATCGAGAGCCGGGAGTATCTGGTGTCTGCTGCCGGCTTGATCATACGAGGCCCGGAGAATGTCACCATCACCGAGACAGGCATCACTGAGCCGCTGGTGTCTGTGGTGGAGAACCTGACCACCTCATCCGATGGGCTCATAGATGATTATCATGATTTAGATTCGATTATCAAGCGGATGGAGGCCAGGCTCACCAGAGTAGGCAGAATCCTGGATGTCCACAGCGAGCCGCTCCTGATCCTGCCTGAGGATTCTGGGGCATTCACCAAGACAGATACCGGCGCAGTGGTTTATGACAGCAAAAAGAAGGTCCTGGAGAGAGTCAAGGGGGCCGGAGATCCAGGTTATGTGACCTGGGAGGGCCAACTGGCGGCGGCATTCCAGGAGTTTGAAACTGATCTCCAGCAGCTCTATGCTTTGTCCGAAACATGCGAGGCATGTTTTGAGCCTGCGAAGGCCGGAGCCCAGGCGAGTGGCACGGCTTTGAGGCTCATGCTATTTGTACCCCTCAAGAAGGTGGACAGGCTCAAGCTGGTGGCTGACCCTCAAATCAAAGAGGAGCTAAAGACCTGGACGGCTTTTGAGGCTGCAAAAGGTTACGCTGGTGCAATTCCGGCAGAGTCAGTATCTATCATCTGGCAGGATGGCCTCCCTGAGGATTTCAATGAGACTGTCGTCAATGTAACCACCCTGAAAGCAACGGGCCTGATCTGGGATGAGATGGCCCTGAAGATACTCTATAAGCTGGATGGCAAGGCACTCAAGGACGCGATGGAGAAGCTGAAGGGCGAGACACAGCTGCCTTCAGTGGGCGCTCCAACGGTATCTCTCCCAGGATTGGACGATGGTGGCGAGAATGGCCAGCAGTCAACCTCTCAGTGATGCCCAGGCCCAGAGGCTCATTAGGCTCTATGATGGGGCTGAGAAAGAGATCCTAACCGAGATCAACAGACTTCTCCTGAAAGATCCTGCCTCAGAGTCATATTCGATGGCCTGGCAGAAGACGCTCTTGCAGAGAGTCCGACAGATCCGGGCAGACCTGGAGAAGGGCTCTCGGACCTGGTGCTCGGAAGCAATCCCGGAAAGCTACATGAAGGGCATGGAGTGGGCCGACAAAGACCCGCTCATGAGCGGCAAGGCCATTCCCGGCTTTGGCAGCATCCACCAGCAGGCAGCGCAGGTGCTGGCCGAGAATACCTATGGCCGGTTACAAGATGTCGATCAAGTCATTGGCCGGAAGGTAGACGACCTCGCCCGTGCGATCTCCCTGGAAGCCACCAAAGGTTCAGTTCTCGGTTACCAGACCACCAAGCAGGCAGCCAAGAGGATCAAGGCAGACCTGGCAGAGCGTGGCATCACCGGGTTCCGAGACAAGGCCGGGCGCGAGTGGGACATGGGCCGATATGC